CTTCAGTCCGTTATTAACGGCACTAAAGACTTTGTGTGCGGTGACGGTGTTGAGTGCAATGTAATCAACTTCAAAGACCAGATAAACAAAAGGGGCGAGACGATGGAGGACTTGCTCGAATGGGTAGTGATGGATTTGATAAAATACAACGGTTTCGCGCTGAACATAATAAAAAACAAATTGGGGACACCAGCCGAGATATATTACCTGGACTTCAAAAGGGTCAGGTCAAACAAGGAAGGGACGAAATACTATTATTCCACGGATTGGGGGAAAAGTTACGGAAGGGTGAAGTACATCGAGTACGATTCTTTTTTGAACAAAGACTCTGGGGCCAACACAATATTTTATTTCAAGAATGACAAAAACAAGGTTTACCCCACCCCTATTTACGCCGCCGCTGTCATTTCCTGCGAGATTGAGAAAAAGATGAACGAGTATCATTTGAACAACATTTCAAATTCATTTTCTTCTAATTACATTATTAATTTTAACAACGGGAGACCGAGTGACGAGATCCAGGAAGAGATTGAAATGGAGGTGTATGACAAGTTCTGCGGCGTTGAAAACTCAGGAAGGCCTATGCTGTCTTTCAATGACAATAAGGATTCAGAGACAACCGTGACAAAGATTGACGCTGACTCTTTCGTTGACAAGTACAATGCTCTTGTTGAAAGGTCGCAGCAGGAGATTTTCACCGCGTTCAGGGCGACACCGAATCTGTTTGGAATCCCCACAAAGACAACAGGTTTCAACGAGCAGGAATATAGTGAGGCGTTCAAATTATATAACAAAACAGTCATAAAGCCATTGCAGAAAAAGATCCTCAAATCATTTGACAAGATATTTGGGATCAGGGATTCAATAAAAATAATTCCTTTCGCGATGGACGCATTGGAAGAAAAATAAAAGACAGAATATGAGAAACGTGTTACTTTGCTCACCTGATTTCATCAGGCTGAACAGCAATATAAGCGACAACTGCAACAGTAAAGTACTGGCGACAGGAATAAGGGAGGTCCAGGATGACGAGCTGCAGGAGATACTTGGCCAATTGTTATTGGAAAAACTGCAGGATTTGGTCGAAAGTGGGAAAATAGAGGACAGAGAGAACAAGGTTTACAAGGATGTTCTGGACAAGGCGCAGATGTTCATAACATACAAGGTAATCGCCGAAGTTACTTTGATGTTCAGTCATAAAATAGACAACGCGGGTGTCGTGCAGTCGAGGGACGAATACCTTGATTATGTCGGAATTGACGATGTTCTTAAACTCAAAAATATTTATGAAAACAAAGCGGCCCATTATGCCTATTTGCTCCAGAATTTCCTTATGGAGCATCTGACGGAAATCCCGGAATTAACGGAATGCCAGGCTTGGAAAATAAGGAGTACATTATACTCGGCCGCGACACCGAATGTTTTCCTCGGCGGAGCGAGAGGCAGAGGATGGTTCAGGTTTTTCCCGTACCGCTTTCAGCGCGGGATGAACTGGCCTTAATATTAAAAACAAATAAAATGCATTATGACGCTTTTTGAACTGACGAATATTATACACAATAACGCCAAAAAATGGAACAACATCAACGGTATAGTTGAATCCGGCGATATTTATGATTTGAACAAGGACGAGTATCAGGAGAAATATTCCGCTTTTTGCGCTACACAGACAACTCACCTGATAAATGAGTATTACACAACATTCGGCTTCACTTTCTTCTATGTTGACCGTTTGACGCTTGACAAATCGAACAAAATCGAAATCCAGTCAAACGCGGTGCAGTTTTTTCAGTACTTCATACAATTGATGCTTGCCGAGGACATAGATTTTGAATACGGTGAAGTGGTTCCGTTTACAGAAAGATTTACCGCTGAATGCGCGGGAGCCTATATGACTTGCAAAATTACGGTGAAAAACCAAACATTATGCACACCTAATTTGAGAGAAACGAACATTTAAAAAAAAATATTATTAATAAAAATTAATAAAAAATTAATATGGCTGATTTTTCAAACATAATTGCTGAGATAAACACTAATCTTCCAGACAACAACACTCAGCAAATAACAGCTAAGAAGCTCAGAGACACATTGATTGACTTGACAGGTGCCATTGATGAGAATATGGATGACTTTGAAACTGACTTGAACACAGACTTCAGTGACTTGTCAACTCAGATAATGGATGACTTCAACCATTACAAAAATGACATAGACCTTGAAATAAACACTTTTGAGACAAATGTTGAGAACCAACTTTCAACAATGGTTGTTGATAATTTAGATTCACCATCAACAACAAAAGCATTGTCAGCAAATATGGGCAACAATCTTAAAAAAAGATGTTACAGATTTACTATTAACGGTGGTGACAATACAATAAAAGCTGATTCAATATTTTGTTTCAAGGACCATAAATATCTAATTATGCCCGATCACACAGACGTAAGTTTTACTGGTGTTACTTACACATCTGCTACATACACACTTTTTGGCATATATTCAAAAAATATTGAAACAGACACAACGACAACATTATATTTCAGGGGATGCAACGACAAAACAAGTCCGCTAAAATCTAAATATATCGTTGTAGCTGACACAAATGGTCTCCTTTTAATCAATATGCGTGCAACAAACGGTGCAATTGTCAATTTTTATGTTGAGGACATAACGGAGTTGGATAGTCAAATTGATGGTGTTGAGACACAAATCAACACAATACAAGACACGTTGAATGAGATGAACTTTGAGCCATTTGTGATTAGAAACAGTGATATAGACAATTATGAACTGGTTTCATCAAATGTATGTTACAGAGTCTCACAAGGCAATTGCTTGGGATATTCATTATCTGATTTAGGCACAAGTAATCTTTCTGGAGTAAAGACATATAAAATACCTATCGAAAAGGGCAAATATAAATATGTTAGATTTAGAGGTTTTAATTCTACTTCTAATTATGGTTCTCCGATGTTTGATGAAAATGACCAATTTGTTGGATATATGGGCTATAATAGTACTATCAATGGAAGTAGAACTTGGGCAACTTCAATAATTCCTTCAACTGCAACTTATATATTGTATACAACCTATGGATATAATTTATATCTATATGAGGAAGATCCAAGATTAATCTCACAAATATCTGACGATTTATATGGAAAAGAAACTCTTTTGAGAGTAAGAAACTCAAATGACGACACAGACATATATAATTTCAATTATTGCCGTGGCAGGTCTACTGGTTTCACACCTAATGCAATAGGAAATAATGTTTTTGATGGTTCCTTTGTCAATTATTATGGAACTGGTTATTATTATTTTCTTGTTCCAATTTATGGATATGATATTTTGCAGTTCACAACTTTCCAGACAAGCTCAAATTTCGGGTCATTGATTGTTGACAAGGACGGAAATGTGATTGACACAGTTTACAGAAATTATAGCGGTGTAACTCCTCCAGATGGTGGTAGTGGAACTAGTTGGACTAAGCCATACGACATTCCAGCTGATGCAATGTATTTGATAATGGCAGGCTCATCAAGCACAGGCTCTTATTCAATATATTTGAAAAAAAATAAGTCAATTGGAGGAAATGACAATGATTCACAAGCAAGCTGCATAAGTGGAGGATTGACTATCAAAAAAGGTTATTATAACAATAATGGTGCTTTTGTAAGTGACGAAAAAAAGGCTGTTATTTCAGGTGTCAATTTTTGGAAACCATTCACAATATCATTGCATAGCGGCTATATAATAAACAGAGTTTATATGTTTGATTTCAATGACAATATGGTTAATTATATTTTTACATCTTCAACAGCGTATTCACGTTCTTTGTATTTAAGGCCTTATTATCTGAAGTTTGAAATATCAAAAACAGATGGCAGCGAAATTGATTTGAATGACAACATAGTCAATAAATATTATCAAGTTGATGAAAGGTTTGAACGTATGATTCCGGAGAATTCAAAATGGAATCTATATACTAAAAGAGCAAACCAAATGAAAAACGTGACTTGGAAAGCTCTTTACAAAATACCACAATGCGGCTCTTATGACACTCATTATTTCAAGGCTGGAACTTTGAACAGAGGCGTTCCTTATAGTGAAGCAGCAGAGTTTTCTAAATATGTTGGATGGAATGTTTCTTTCACTACTTTCTTGACTGCATTGCAAAACAAGAGGTCAGTAATGTACACTGAAAACATATCTCCTGAAAACAGACGTTCATATTATGGCATAGCCTACAATGGTCTAAATGGTAAGACTTCTTCTTATTATGGTACTGTATGCACTGGCTACACAACCTATTTGATAGGATTAAACAATACAATAGTTTCAAGCAACTGGGCTTCAATTCCAGGAATGTCTATTATTGCACTTGGAAGACACAACACAGGACAAGAAATGATGATAGGCTCTAGTTTTGCTAGTGGTGAGCCTGCTACACCTGAGGAATTAGTAGACATTTTGCAGCCGATGGACCTTGTTTGGAACAATGGTCACTGCTGGACTATTTCTGACATATATGTTGACAAAGAAACAGGTGAAAAATATCCACAAGTAAGTGAAGAAACTCAACCAAGGACAAACGGAACATTTTATACTATTGACACATTTGGGGATAGATTGAACAACTTGATAAACACTGCTGGTGATGGCTACAACGGATACAAGGAATGGAAAATATATCGTTACACCAATTGGAGCACTTTGACAAGTGAATACAAATTTGGCATTGACTCAGAAAAGAGAGTTATAAATACTAGTTCATTGTATTATTCACCTGTTGTTGTCAAGATTGACCCTGAAATATGCACTTATGAAGGTGACTATGCTACATTTTCAACAAATGAATTAGAAACAGCATATACACAAAAATATATCACAAACAATACACAAGTATCTGTAACCTGTTTAGCAAACAACAACATTGCAATATTGAACTGCCATAGAGGACAAAACAAATACACCAAATTGCAAATCTATAAAATGGTGAATGGATCATACAGCTCAACACCTGTTGAATATTCATTGAGTGACGGAAATGTATGGATATCACAATGCAACATATATGCTGAAGATGCAGCTGACAAGGAAGACTGGATCAATTTCGACTTGAAGAAAATCACAACTCCATTGACAGCAGGATTGTACCAAGCAAGACTTTCAAATGACGATTCTTCAGAAACTTCTGGATATGTGCACTTTGAAATGGTTGATATTTCATTGTCATTTGAAAAAGACGAAAATGAGAATTACATTGTAGATTTTTCAAGCTCAGAAGGATCAACTCCTTATTTGATTAGACAGGAAACTATCACAGGAATGTACAGAATGAGGCACGACATCACAGCTCAGGAATTGGCAGCAGGCCAAGTTGTTTTTCCTTATTCTTCAACCACAAGTTACCAGACTATTCAAGGCATCACATACAATGTATTTTTGAAGTTATACATTCAAGGTGTTTACGGTGATGCGGTGATAAGGGTTCCACTTTGGAATGGTGACTAATAAATCAAATGAGCAGGGACCAAAGTCCCTGCTTTAAGCCACTTTAGTATAAAGGATATTATGCTTGACCTGTAATCAAGAGATGATAGTTCGATTCTGTCAAGTGGCTCTATAAATCAAAAAACAAAGGGAAATGAAGAAAAACTGCTGCCAGAAATCGCTTAACAGACATTATCTGATAGCTTTCTGGGTTACTTTAGTTTTGGCTATAGGACTTATAGCAGGCGGAGCACTTACACCACCAAGATTCGTAATAGACGGGTCCATATTCACTGCCGTAGGTCTTTTGTTCCTTTGGCCTACACTCGCTTTCGGCGCAAAAGCTGTGGAGGACGGCAGGGTCGCAAAGTTCCGTTTCGGTAACGGTTCCATTAACATAGGACAGGACAGCGACGGAAACGGACTTGACGACAACTATGAAAAAAGCTACGATTACGGACAAACTGAAGATGATGACTTAGAACAGGAACAATGAAATAGAACTTAAACTCAATCACAAAGATGAACAGACTGACTACTATAGCGAATGAATGCGGAACTGATAAAGGCCTTATGAAGGACGAGTGCCACGGATATACCGAATACTACCAGTATTGGCTTAACAAGTTCAAGTTCCCTAAGATACTCGAAATAGGTTCCTGGCACGGCGGTTCCACAAAAATGTTCGACGAGTTCTACGAAGGGGACTGCGAGATATGGACGTACGACATAGACTACTGCGTATACGAATACAAGAAGAACGTCGGAAACGTCCACTGTTTCAGGGGAAACCAGAACTCTAAGGCTGACTGGGATTTGTTCTTCGAGACCGCGCCACAGAAATTCGACATAATCATAGACGACGGCTCGCACCAGCCTGAACACCAGATTCACACGCTGTACTGGCTCTACAATCACCTGGAGCCTAACGGCATCTACATTCTGGAGGATCTACACACTTATATGTGGGACGAACAACAGCACTCCCCGCTTCATCTGCTTAACTTCTGGGAAGATAACAAGTTCCTTTCCTCAGAACAGAAGCAGGATCTTTTCGATCACCTCGACGACGAGATAATAATACACAGGCGTAACCCTAAGTCCACATACTGCGGAAGGTCTATTACATCCATACTTAGGTTCAAACAGTAAACGTTGCGGGATAACTGGAGGTGGTTACCAGAACGGTCTCATAAGCCGTAAACGTGGGTTCGAGTCCCACTCCCGCTACATAAGACGAACAGTCTGAAATTTAACGTTTTCAACAATTTTTATATATTAAAAAGAACAGGATTTTAATTATTATGATGAAATTACCGGTATATGAAGCTTTAGTTGACGACGCTGACTGCGGGATTTGGAAAATCTCGCTGGTCGACGATCCCGCAGTCGAGAGCAACTTCTTGTATTTCAACAGTGACAAGAAAAACGTGTGCTACTCTGTCGACGATGAGGACAAGCATATAGTCACAGGCGTACTTATGCGCGCGGATTTTCCGATATACCGCAACGACAACGGATACGAGTACTACATAAGGTATTCCAAAGATACTATCCGTATAATGGCGGAGAAGATGATGAGCGACAACACTTTCAACAATATCAATCTCCAGCACACAGACGGTACCGACGTTGACGGTGTTAACCTCTGCCAGATATTCATCAAGGACAGCGAGGCCGGAATAAGCCCGAAAGGATTCGAGGACATAGAGGAAGGCTCACTGTTCTGCACCTATAAAGTGGAGAACCCCGAGATATGGAAATCGATAAAGCAGGGATTGTTCAAAGGATTTTCGCTTGAGGGTATTTTCGATATGAAGATGATGCAGATGCACAAAGATAAAAATTCATTACGTAATATTATGACAAAATTATTCAGCAAATTCCTTAAGTCATTGGTCAAATGCGAGAGCGTTATGACAGACAAGGGAGAAATCTATTGGGTAGGTGACGCCGACCTTGAAATCGGAGACGAGATCTTCTACGACAAAGGCGAAGAGATAATCAAAGTAGAGGACGGTGACTACAAACTCGAGGACGGTACTGTAATCACGGTAAAGGAAGGCCTTGTGTCGGCCATCACCAAAGCTAACGGCAGGTCAGAAGGTGAGCTCGGTGAGTTCGCTAAGAAAAACACCGGCTGCGAGGAAGAGGTTATCGTAGAGGAACCTAAAGAAGAGACTGTTGTCGAAGAGCCTAAAGACGAGAAATACGACGAGCTCAAGGCTGACATCGACAACTTGCGCAAAGAGCACGACGAGCTCAAGGGTATGTGCGAGGATATGAAGAACACTTTGGACGCTATCCTTAACAAGCCAGCCGCTGAGCCTATCGTCGAGGAGTTCAACAAAGTAAGCAAGGAACCGCAGACTGTAATCCCTAAGTTCGGTTCAAAATCACGTTTAAGCAAATAATGTATTTCTATACGTATAAGATAACTTTGCTAAAAGGTTCTAAAGCTGGTCATTATTATTATGGCCAGCATAGAACCGAAAATCTGGATGACAAATATAGCGGAAGCGGAAGAATATTAACTGACTATTACAAAAAGTACGGAAAAATAGACGGAGTTACTTATACAAAAGAAATAATTGAATTATACGATAACGTAGAAAACTTAGATAAAGCGGAATTCGAACTCATAGGGGACAAATATAAAACAGATGAATTTTGTCTCAATTTAAGGTCTGGAGGCAATAAATGCGGATATTCTGAAAAATCCCATAAAAAGATGAGTGAGTCACATATAGGCAAAGATCCTTGGAATAAAGGAACAAAAGGAAAACAAGTCCATTCAGAGGAAACCCGTAAAAAGATGAGTGAATCACATATCGGTAAAGTTTATTCAGAAGAATCCCGCAAAAAGATGAGCGAGTCCGCAAAAAACAGAAATAACAGGAATAGTTTAACAAAAAGTTAATTAATTATATCTAAATAAAAGCATTACGCTTGAATCAAAAAATAAAATTTATATACAATGAGTCTTTCATACAATGTTTCAGCTCTTCCTTCATATGTAGAGCAAAGACGTCCAGAACTTATAGCTAAGGCTGTAGTCGGTGCAAAGTCAGCTAACCTTTTCACTCTTCAGTCTGGTATTAAAGGCCCTACCGCTTTGAACCTTATCAGTTCTAACATCGTTTTCGGTGACGGTGCTACCTGCGGCTGGACAGAGTCAGGTGCCACAAGCCTTTCTCAGGCTATCTTGACCCCTAGGGCACTTAAAATCAATATGAGCATCTGCGACAAGACCTTGCTCGACAAATGGGCTAACTATCTTGTACGTGTAGAGGCTGACAAGACTGACCGTGACCTTCCTTTCGAACAGGAGTTCATTGACGACGTTATCAAGAACGTTAAGGCCGGTGTAGAGAAGATGATCTATCAGGGCGACGCTTCTAACGGTAGCAACGTCGAGTTCGACGGTCTTTTGAAGACTTTGACTGCTTCTGGTAACACCACTATCTTGACCACAGGCGCAAGCTCTTTGAGCGCTTACAACTTCGTAAAACAGGTTGCCGCTAATATGCCTGCTTCAATCCTTGATCGTGATGACCTTGTTATCTTGGTTTCAATGCCGGTCTATATGGCTTTCATCCAGGATTTGGTAAGCGCTAACCTTTATCACTACAATCCTGGTAACGGTGACAACGAATACTTGCTTCCTGGCACCAACATCCGTGTAATCGGCGTTAATGGCCTTAACAACACCGCTACTTACGATTACGCTATCGGCGGTTCATTGAGCAATATGTTCTACGGCTGCAACCTTCAGGACGGTGACGAAATCTTCGACTTATGGTATTCAAAGGATAACCGTGAGTTCCGTATCGCTATCGAGTTCGTGGCCGGTGTACAGGTCGCTTTCCAGAACGAAATCGTTCTTGGCAGACGTACAAAGTAATCTCATAACAAACAAGGCAGGCCGGCCATAACCGGCTTGCCTTTCCGAAAAAATAATAATTCAAATATATGGCTTGCACACAGACGTTAAACGGTATTATGGTTGACTGTGAACCTTCAATGGGTGGTCTTAAGGTCGTTTACATTGCTAACCACAGCGACGTTACTGATTTCGAGATCAACGAAGGACAGATCACGGCAATCAATATGGCGAGCGGAAAGACTTTCAAGGAGTACTCATTCAGGCGTAACACCGCCAATATGACTTCAACCCTTTCAGTCGATCCCGCCAATGGAACTTCTGTCGCAACTGATGTAGCCCTTTCATTCCTTAAACAGGATACACAGAAAAGGTTGGAAATCAGTGCACTGTCAATCGGTGAGCTTGTTATGATGGTTCAGGACGCAAACGGAAGATACTGGTTCTTAGGAAAGGATATGCCTGTTATGGCTAGCGCGGGTGGAGCCGAGTCTGGCACTGCTTATACGGACGGCAACCGCTACACCATAACCCTGCAGGACAACTCCAAGGATTATCCGTACGAAATCAAGACAGCTCCCGCCGCAGAAGGCGACACTGACTACGTGAACATAGAGTCCATAGTCACTCATAACTAAAAACAGATTAATCTCTTTTTAAGCCCGGAACATACTGTGTTCCGGGCTTTTTTAGTGTTTTCGCGAAATTTCAAGCGTGAGCGATAATAAATATAGTGAAAGCATCATTAAAAATAAAAAAGAGACCGCTATGAATTATGACGAAAACTACAACGAGAATTACAAGAGGCTTGACAAACCCGGCAGGGACAAGTTCAAGAGGCTTTGCGAGGAATGCGGGCTGGTGTATCACGAGCCGGACAACGACAAGCTGGCTTTCGACTGCTGGTTCGAGGGGCAGGGTTACAACTGGCTTGTCGAGATAAAGGACAGGGGTCCCGAGGCCGCCGGATACCAGGAGCTGGTACTCGAGAAGGACAGGTACGAAAGGCTCGCCAACTGGGTGAACAAGACCGGCGCGGCCGGCGCCTTCTACGTGAACTGGATTGGCGACACGGCCTACATATTCGATCTGCGCGATCCCAGAACGCTGACCAGGCCCAGGACGATGTATATGAACGCTGTAACAGCCGTGAGCCGCTGCAGGAAGATTAACAAGGAGGTTTATATGCTCGACAAAAGCTGGGCCTCAAAAATCTACACACTGGAAAACCCGGTTCAGCGGAACGATTACGGCGTTGACAGTCCCGCCGGGAGTTCCGCGCCTCAGGCTGTATGCTCTTCCGTCGCGCTGTTCTGACAAGATAAAAGGACAAAGGCATAAAAAACCGATTTCAAGGCCTGAAACGTCTCGTTTAAGGCCTTTTCTTTTGTCCGTAGTATAATTCTATTGTTTTATAATAAAATGTCTTAAAACTTATTTATGATATTATATTTTAAGTTTTACATATTTTATTTTTATCCCCCCCCAACGCTACTATTATATCTTGATTTGAAAAAAATGAACAGCCGCGCCCTTTCTTACAAAAACTGTATATAATTTTCGAATTTACGCAAAAAACTGAAAAAAATTTTAATAAATATACAGAAGACAAAAAATAATATCAGACTATGAAAATTGCAGAAACATTTGGTGTACCGCAGGAAATAATAGATTTTATGGTTTACGACCGCAGGGCTCCGATTTGGACTTACAAAGGCGAGAAGTACTACAACAAGGAAGATTTGATAAGGAAGTTCGCTAGCTACGAAGAGTACTACGACCTTCTTGACAAAGGCGAGATAGAGGTTGAGATATACGACGGAATCTTTTGGATTCCGGATGAGATAGCTGAAGAGATAGCAAAAAATATGAAAGACTGATATGAAGATTGACAAGAATTTCGTTTTCCTGGCAGGACTTACCAAAGACAGTTATCCGGACAAAGCGACTGCCAAGGCCTGCCTTACTTCAACGGGCGCGAAAGCTGTGGGAATGGACAAGATGTCGTTCGACACTAAGTCCCTCAGGACAGTGGACTCTTTTACAGACAACATTATGAACGGTCACTGCTTCTGCAACCTTTTCCGCTACGACCCCGAAAAGAAGTATAGGAAAGAGAACAACAACCCGAACGTTCCCGTCAAGTACACTATGGAATATCCTGAATACAAGCTAGGCCCTAACAAAGGCTTTATGAAAATAGGTTTCAAGAGCGACGAATATTTCTACGGCTCATATTGCGTGTCTGTCGACGTAGACAAGACTTCTTTCAAATCTATGGATGAATATATAGGCAGGCTCAGCCACAAGCCTACTCTCGGATACTATACGTATTCGGACACCACGGACAACAGGAAGTTCAGGCTCATATACGTTTTCGACACTATCCTCGACGACGAAAGCTTCTACAGAATATCGAAGTCAATACACTCTTTGATAGAAGAAGAGACAAATGAGAAGATGGACGACAACTGCGGAACAAGGCCCAGCCAGTATTTCAACGGCACCAACTCATCTTTCGAGCCTTACAAGAGCTATACTATATACAGCGAAACCGACTTCGCTTCCGAGGGAACAGAGATAGTGAAGAAGCTTATGAAGAAAGCTACTCCGACAGTTAGCCAAAACTTCGCTTCCGATATGGAGCGCTTGGACTATGACGAGTTTATGCACTCACACAGCAAGAGGTTCAGATACTGGTACCGCGTGGAGAAGAACGAATGGATAGAGGGCAAGTTCCAGTACGTGGACGACGACTACTTCTCATTGTACTACAACGTTTCGAAGCTCAAGGACGGAATGTGCAGGAGAAAGAAGCTGTTCTGGAGGATGTGCCTCCGCAGGATAATATCAAGGAACGCTACGCCTGACGAGATACTGTTCAACGCCTATGTAGACCTCGCCAAGTTCATAGACAACTCCGAAGACCCGATAACGATAGCTGATCTTGTGCGTAACGTAAACTCCTGCTTCAAATACACAGTCGAGGAACTGGAGGACAAGTTCAAGTTCGTGTTGAAGGCGGCGAGGGAAACCACAAAACCGAAGAACGGCAAGATATACAGGAACAGGATGAGCGTCAAGGACGCGAACCAGTTCGAGATTTCTATGTTCTACGTCCCGGAGCTCAGCGTCAAAGAGAATCAGGCGCTGCTCGCGGAGAACGGTGTGAACGTCAGCCTGACTACGCTTTATTCGTACGCCAAGGACAACGGAATTCAGACAAAGAGGCACAGTGACGAAGAACTGCTCTCTATGATAGACTTTTCGGCCTCGCTGAGAAAAAACCAGCAGGCCCTGAAAGAGCAGGGAATCGAAGTGTCGATAGGCAAGCTTTCCAAAATAATAGCCAAAGCTACTGAAAACCAAGAATAAAGACAAACTGTTCATTTTTTTCAAATCATAATATAATAGTAGCGTTGGGGGGGGGGTAAAAGTTGAAATATTTTTATAAAAAACTTTAATAAATATAATAGAAAATAAACTTTTAAACAGATATGAAACCGATAGATAAACTGGTGCAGGCGATCAGGGAATGGATTTCAGAGAAACCCTGGGAATACACCGAGGTCATAAACATAATCGTCAACAGAGATGAGCAAGCTAGACCCTAAAATCAATTTCAAGGCTTTTTCCGTAGACCTGGACGAGATTCCTGACAAAATGGATATAGACATAAAGCTTCCTGTCAAAAAGGTCCCAGAAGCGACGAAAACAGTCCCAAAACCAAAAAACACTATAGCGTTGTTCTGATAAAATCTTATTAAATTGTAATGGACAAACCGAACAACCGATACGACATCATCATAGCCAACCCGCCATACGGCAAGATCGGCAACGAGATAACGAAGGCCGTTATTGATAATATAGATTACGGGGTGTTCGTCAATCTGCTGCCCGCGAACGACTACAGGAGATTCCACAAGGAGGACGCGCTCTGGCAGTACGTCGACATCAACTCGATGCAAAGTATCGGAAGAGGTTTATTCAAGGATGCTTATGTAACGACAATGATGTGCAAGGTTAATAAAAACCGTGCACGATATATTGGCGAGGATGAGTTTGAGATTGAGTGCTATATCGACAATTCATTGAAGAAATACTTTTATGAAACTCGTAATCGTAATCATTATGCTATTGATAATTATATAAGCAATCCGAAATTTGAACGCTTTGAAAATATATCGATTGAAAAATCAATATATATCGGGCATCGTGATCCTAACCGTCGACATCTTCCTTATACCCCCGATTCTATTACAAATCGTTACAATAGGAATCAAGTAACAAAAGAACAGGTTATAGAAGAGTCTGCACCAAGTAGACAGGCTTTAGGAATTGTTGGCGATTTTTATTTAATAAACTTCAATACTGAATTGGAAAAGACAAATATATCCAATTTTATGTATTCAAAAGATGGGTTCCGTTTCATATCGAAACTAATGGTAGCAATGAATGTGGATAGTGGTGCCAATTTGAATAAGTTTATGCCAAAGGTCAGTTGGCAAAAACCACAGACCGTCGAGTCCATACTCAGGGACTACGGCTACACGCCTTCGGAAATCGAGGAGGTCGTCGCGGACCTCGCGAACTTCAAGGGAATGGAGTGAATGAGTGTTTCCGCAAAAAACCGAAAAATATTTTAATAAATATAGTGTAAAATAAAATAAAACTAAAAGCTATGAAAAACACAAACTACAACGTATTGACGAACGAGCAGCTTACAAACCTTATCAAGGCCAAAGAAGACAGACTTACGCTTATCAACAGCTGCATAAACGGACTCTATGACAACATAGGACCTTTCAACGAAACGCAGGAAAACAGCCTGTATCACTGGTATGACGAGAAACGCGAAATAGAGAACGACATAGCCGCTATGAAGAGAGCTATGAAGGGAACCGCCAGCGGTTCTATAACGATAGACTTCGAGAACGTGTCGAGAGAGGATCTCGACGAGCTTTACAGGCACCTTAACAAGTTCACGTTCTCCGGTGGAAACATAAAATATGAGACAACAAGGAAATAATGGGAAAGAACTTCATCATAGAGGAACTCGCGAAGGGAAAACAGGTGGAGGAGATACTGAAAAAGAAGAATATCTCCTCCCCTTACGTATCCGATCTCGCGCAGGACATCTACGTCCAGCTCCTGGAGAAAGACTACGCTCTCATAGAGGGCCTCTATGAGAGGGGTGAGCTCCTGTATTTCGTGCACAAGATGATAACTAACAACATATTCTCCGTCACAAGCCCGTATTACAGGAAATACGAGGACTTCAGGAGAAGGTCAGACGATTTGAAAGAATAAGCCAGCTACGGTTATGGAACAGAATGATTTCAGTAATTTCAATATATACGAGGTTATGGAAGAATACGCGCCGGACTACTCGATATTCGACGAAGATTCTGATGAAATAAGGAGAATCAAGCGCGTTATATTCAACGAGCTGTCGGAGACCGAGCGCAGGATAATACTTTCGTACGCGCAGCTCGGTAACATAAGGGACACGGCCAAGCTGTTCAAAGTATCTTCCACTACGATATACACGGAAATAAAAAGAATAAGGAACAAGATTTATGAGTACATTGATTGATATGACACTTATAGCCTGTGTGGTCTGCTTCATAGTCGACTGCTCAGGCGTTATGACCGACATAAGGAAGACTGTGGCTAGCCTGATCTACAGGAAAACTAAAATGAAGGTTGATTACAGCGAACTGAAGCTCAAGCCTATAGGATGCTCGTTGTGCAGCGTCTGGTGGTGCTGCCTGATCTATATCCTGATAAAGGGGGAATTCACCATAGCGAATGTTGCTTTCGCCGCCTTCCTGTCGCTTATAAGCTCCAACATCAGCGGCTTTATGCTGTGCGTCAAGGATTTTCTTGCCGCTGTAGAATGCGGAATCCAAAAACTGATTGAAAAAATATAATATATTATTATGATTTACAATAACGAACAATGGGAAATTATTAAGCAAGCTAGTCCTCATTTCAGGACCGCCAGACAGGATTACATCAGGAACGCTCCGAGGCAGATGACGGAGCAGATAATCAACGTGTACGAGGCCGCCACCGGGAGGACCATTATGTCAAAGGACCTCAGCTGCGCGGTGTGCGTATTGAGAATATACCAGACAGTAGGCAGGACCTATTTCTCCGATCTGGCGGAGAGGGAAGAGCTTGAGAAAAATAAGAATGAAGAAAATGCCGAAAACAACGATAACAAAGGCGGTTTCGCCGAACCCGACAACGGAGACAAAGACAAGGATACGCCAGATACTGGACAAGATAAGAAAAAACTGGCAAAAAGACGAAATAGTAGAGTGGGTAAGAAATGAGTACGGTGTCAGCGAGAAAACCGCCTGCAGGTACTATCACGACGCGCAGAAAATCTTGCAGGACAACCTGCCGGATCCCGAGCTCGTTGACAAGATAAGGAACGAGCAGATAGCGAGGGTTACGGCGCTCGCCAGGAAGGCCGAGGAGAACGGTGACACGAAGAACGCGCTCAAGGCCCTGGATATGATTAACAAGATAGCGGGCCTGTACACGGAGAAGCAGGAGGTCAACATAACTTCCGACACAATAAAGTTCGAGTTTGACACAAGGGAGGAATAATGGCTGTAAAGAGGTACATAGGGTATAAGCCGTACAAGCACCAGAAGGCGGTCCACGACTTCATAAAGGAGATAGGACCGAAAGCGGGCTACATCATAGCGGTAAAGGCGAAGAGGCAGATAGGCAAGAGCTTCCTGATTGAGCAGGAGCTCTTGCGCCATTCGATAAACTACCCGAAATCCGTTTCCGTGTGCGTGAGCATAACTTTCTCCAACTGCAAGAAGATATTCAAGGAGCTGTACAACGGCATAAAGAACTCTGGCATAATAGCGGAGATCAATAAGGAGGATATGACCATAACGCTCATAAATGGGTCGGAGATCGTGTTCAAGTCCGCTATGCAGAGGGAGCAGCTCAGGGGCTATACGGTGAAGAACGGCGGAATCCTGTGCATAGACGAGGCCGCCTACCTGTCTGACGACATCTTCGGTATAATAAGCCCGTGGGTCGACGTGTACAACGCCAACATACTTATGGTGTCCACGCCGAGGACCAAGGACGGGTTCTTCTACGACTATTTCACAGAAGGGCTGAAGGGCGAAGGCTGCGTTAAGAGTTTCGACCTTAACGACTTCGACACGAGCTTCCTGCTTTCGCCCAAGAAACTGGAGACCTACCGCAAGCTTATGCCATTGGCCCAGTTTACCAGCGAATACCTGGGATGTTTCGTCGACGAATTAGGCGGCGTGTTCGACATCAAGAGGAACATCTGGATTCCTTTCATAAATTCAAGCCACGACGAGATATTCCTGGGAATCGACTTCGGAACGGGAAAGCTCGGCGACTATTCCGCCGTCAGCGGATTCGACGCGAGTGGCAGGCAGGTGTTCCTCGAGTACACGAACACATTGTCGCCGAGCGAGCAGATAGACTGGATAGCCAACATAATACTTAACAAGTTGGACCCGAAGAAGATAAAGAAGATTTTTGCGGAGTCGAACTCGATAGGAAACGTCTATATCGACTTGCTGAGGAAGAAGGTGGAAGGCAAACTATGGAACAACGTCAAGATAGAGGAGTTCACTACCACCAACGACTCAAAGAGGGAGATAATAGAATATCTCATATCGAGAATAGGCGACGAATCGGTGAAGCTTTTCGACGACAACGAGCAGTACAGGGAATTCTCTATGTATATGATGGAGATAACTCCGAGCGGAAAAATAACATATAACGCGCAACTGGGCGCCCACGATGACTGCGTAATGGCCTCAGCTATAGCGCTTTACGGAATAAAGAAACAAGAGAAGACCGGAAAATACGCGGTCTCGGTATTGGGTAACCACAAAAATCACAGAAAAAGATAATGAGTAACGTAAAAAAGTCCTGGAGGGACGTGACCATAAATGAGTATTTCGAACTGCTGGACATAGTAAATGATGAAACTCTTGAGCCGTATGAAAAGGAAGTGAAGGTGATAGCTTTCGTGAACGGAATGGACGAGAATGACGTCTGGAACCTTTCGATAACGGATTTCAAGGCGCTGCAGGCCGGCAAGTCCTGGATGAACTCTTTCGATATTAACGAGAAGCCTGTCTTCAGAAAGATAAAGATAGGCGACATCAAATGCGACGTGAACATAAACCTGCAGAATTTCACAGTGGCGCAGTACATAGACTTCCAGACATTCTGGCCAAAGCGCAGGGAGATGGAGAAGTATATGGGCAACATATTAGCCTGCTTCATAATACCGGCCGGCTGCAAGTACAACGAGGGATACGACATACAGAAGCTGTCCGCCTCCATAACCGAAAGCCTCGACATTATGACGGCTAACGAAGTGCTGCTTTTTTTTCTGGCCTCATATCTAAATTCAACAAGGGCTACGCTAATCTATTTGAGATTAATGATGATGAGGACTATGAGGCGAATGAAGAAACCGGAGCAGAAGGAAAAGATGCAGGCCCTTATGAAGGAGATACGAGCGGCCCAGGAGAGTATTTTGGATGGCTTTCGCTCATTGACAAAGTGAGCGCGACAGTCAGGAAAAGCTGGGACGACGTGTTCTCTATGAACGTCTACGAGTTCTTTAACATAGTGTCCTACCTCAGATGGAAGGACGAACGTGAAAAACAACGCATACAGAGATGGAAGATGTCACAATAACGGTAAACGAATTCAGCAACACTATGAGCGCTGTGAACACTTACGTGAAGGGGCTTGCTGGAATATACAAGGACCTGCTCATAAGGGACGACAAGAGGTCCAGCGGAAACCTCATACGCAGCATACAGCCGGTGGAAAGCGAGATGGAAGGAAGCAGGATAACAGGGGCTATGTCGCTGGCGAGCTACTGGAAATACGTGGAGAACGGGCGCAGGCCGGGCAAATGGCCGCCTTATGACGCCATACTTAAATGGGTCACCGAAAAGCCGGTGATACCAAGGCCCGGCAAGGGCGGCAGGATCCCGACGGAGAAGCAGCTGGCTTTCCTCATACAGAGGAAAATCGGCCTTGAGGGCATAAAGCCCGGTAACCAGCTGGCGGAAGCGCAGAGGCTTGCCTGGCCGCGGTACGAATCGGTGATACAGGACGCGGTCAGCAGGGACATCGACGGTATTGTAGACAAGCTGACAGTCATAGGCAAATAACAGTCGGGGAAAACCCGTTTCGGAACCTGTTTCACGGCCGTAGACGGGTTTTTCCCTGCGAATAGATGGATTACATAAGCAGAAACAGAAAACCCCTGTATCGCGACGATTTGATATTATATCATACCCGGTTTTGTTTCAAAACTCGCTTCTTCTTACATATTGTATAGGGGGAGTATAGTATGTAAGTAGAGACAAGTTTTGAAACAAAATTTCAAAAACTTTGTAACAGAATTTTATATCTTATTAAAATCAATGTAAATAAAAATTATGACATACGAATTCAAGACCTGGGAGACTATAAACCTGCCGGCGGTATCATCTAACACATCATACTTGGTATATGACCATCTTGTCACTTCACCGGACACACCCGGACCGTCATACACGACAGGGCTGATATACAGCGGGCTAGTCTTGTCCGGTTACGGCGTGCAGAACTTAGACGAGATACTTTCTCAGTATGTCCACCCTAAAGACATAACTTTCACCTCTTCTGTGCAGGCGGACAATGACGCTTACACTAGCTTCTATGTCTATTACTCTGATGACGATTGGACCACTTGGACTTATGACAGAATAATAATGCTGTATGACTGGGGATATGAAGACACTACCGGAGCGGTGCTTTCTCATCCTGTGACAAACTTGGTTGACTGCCGCCAGTGGTTCCTTTACTCGATAAAGGCGGGTGACCCAGACACTACTACAACAATATTTGTGGACTTGGACGGAACTCCGATAGGCAACTTCACAGTCTCGGGCTACACCCATTACAACTATGTGTCAGACTTGTCATCCTGGACATACCCCGGAGAGTTCAACTATGCTTACTCTTATGACTTCTACGTTGACACCGCGCTTATGATCCCTGGCACTTTCAACACTATAAACATAGGTCCGTCAAAATACATTGTCGCTAACACTTGTTACAGATACTGCGTGTACTATGTCAACGAGTTCGGCGGATGGGACTCTCTTCTTTTCGCAGGCAGAGCGCTGCAGAAAGACGCTTTAAGCCGTCTGTCTTACAAGAAGAACTACATCGCGGGTGACAAATACAGCTTTGGCAAAGTTGACTACACTACTAACATAGATGAAGCTTGGGAGCTTGTGACAGGTTACATTGATGACTTAGCTTCAGCGCGTATGAGAAGCTTGCTCGCTTCTAACAAGATATGGGTGCACGACTTGGAGACAGGAGTGATAAAGCCCGCGAACATAACAAACACAACTTGCGAGCACAAGAACTACAAGTCTAACGGAAGGAAGATGAACACTTACACTGTAAATTTGGCCAACTCACAAAGAAAATACAGAGTGTGATATATCACTTCTGATGAGCTTTCGCAATAAAGCAGTATAAGTTATTGTTTTTTGTTTTGAAAGCTCATCCGGAAGTCAAACATATATCAAAACAAATATTTCGCAACATTATGATAGAGCTTTTTATAGAAAACACTAAAATAGATCTTAAAGATGACATTGACATAAGCTTCACTTATGAGTCAATTGACCCCGACAAGCTTTCATCTATAAAGAACACTTTCTCCAAGACGGTCAGTGTTCCTGGCACTCCAAGCAACAATATCGCGTTCGGCCACATATTCAGGCTTGACAGGACTACTAATGACTACATAATGTCTCCGATAGGCTCAGGCTATGATCCTTACAAGAGAGTCAACTGGATAATAAACAAGAACGGGTTTGTCATCAGTCAGGGATACTGCACATTGGACAACATAAAGATAAAGGACCGTACTGAAGTCACATACGAATTAACTTTGTATGGCGGCATTGGCAACTTGTTCTATGAGCTGACATATGACAACAATGGCACTGAGCTTAACTTAGCGGACCTTTTTTATAACTGGAGACCGAAGACAGCGCTTTCGGGATACGGCGCAGCTATGTCAGAAGTTGAAGAAGCGAACGACGCTCTTATGATATGCAGTCCTTCGATAATAGCGCAGGCTTGGCACAACTTAGCACCTGTAAGCGCTTCTGGAACTACGGATATAGACAAAGACATTGTGTTCGTGCCTTGTTACAGCGGCCTGAATGAAGAATTTGACTCTAAGCATATGCTGGTCAACATAAACAACCAGATATGGTCCGGAGCTCCGATACCCGTTTCGACAAAGTCAAAGCTAAACAACTCTTTCCCGAGATCTCTTAACGCGATAGAGGACAATGCCGGTTCCGCTACACCGGAGACTTACTACGCCATAGACAGCAACCTTAGCACATCAGGCGCCAGCAGGTACGGACTTGTGACTTTCTCTAGGGACTTAGACCCCTGGGAAGCGGGCGACCTTCGTGTGACTGAGCTGCCTGCGGCAATACGTTTCTCCAAGCTTATTTACGCCATAAGGGAGTACGCGAAAACCAAAGGCTATGACATAAATTTTGACACTGACATACTGGACTCCTGGCATTTCAAATACAGCTGGCTTCTGCTTGGCAAAGTGCTTAAGAGTCTGGACAAGATAGTCACGGTGAAACTGGATCCTAGTCAATGGGACACATATGAAGCTCATTATCTTTGGAAGCAGGAAGACCATAGTTGCAGCATAGTCGACCAGGCATCTCAGCCTATAAATATGCCGCTAAGCCCGACTGAACCTGGCTATTATTCAGCTAAGATAGACAGGGGCAGGTACACATTCTTAGCGAACTACACAGCAAAATGGCATTTGAAAGGATATGGCGCGTCTCACCCGATTATGTTCACGAACATTCTGCCTAACAACGGTGGAGGCCTCTTCTCATTCTCTTATTTCCAGACTAGCGCTAACGGCAATGCGTCAAAAGGCTGGCAAATATGGTATGCTTACGCGGTTGTGAACGTTATACAAATAGGCTCTGACAGGATGAAAGCCATAGCTGATGTGATATATCCAAGGGGGTATAACGCGAAGGGCTTCGGAAAACTGTACAACAACTATTTTGGCAAAAACTCTTACGCGGCTGACAGGGTTGCCTCTTTGCTTGCTACAAGGTACGGCGTACTTGCGACTGATGTAGTTTTTCACGATTGCGATTTGAATATAGATAATATAAACGAATCTGGCGATATATTAGAGTTTGATGCTGTATGCAGCTCGGCTAAGTGCTCAACAATAGTCGAAGTGACAGAGGAGAGCGAAATGATATCAGTAGACCAGTACAGAGTCCCTGTGTGGGCTTTATGCGAGTGGAGCGGTGACTCAACAGCTGTGTACACGACCGCTGGCGTACTCGGCGTAGACACGCCCGCGCCAACCGCGCCTTGGGGCTGGACAAATATGAATGACGTCATAACTAGCCCGATTAACTACAATTATGAAGCTTGGAGTAAGTCCAAGGATGTGTTCATTAGGTCAAATGATGAATATGACCCGGTTGCTTGGAACACTGGTGTGTCTTTGTCACTTGACGCTAACGCGTTCAACGGCTTCCTGACTCAGGTGTCTTCAGGTTACTTGAACATAGAGTTAAAGAAGCACGACTTGTTCGCCAACACGTCTACTCCTATGAAGTACCTTGTTGACTTCTGCAAGCTTATGAACTACAAGCTTGTTTATGATGACACTAACAAGACACTTGACATTATGCCTCTGAAAAAATATTACAACGGGGGCACTCACAATATTGACAGCTTGGTTGACTATGCCAGAGAAGTGTCGATGAAGGTCGCGCCGAATTGCAAGACAATCGATATCGGGCTTAGCACGCTTGAGACATATCCTGTAAGCTTGTTCAACAAAATAAGCAAGAGGAAGTTCGACACCAAGACATATGACACTAAAATAGAGTTCCCTGGAGAGAACAAGAAACTTCTTGACAACTTAGTTTACAAAAACGCTTCAGAGTGGCAGCAGTCAAGTGTGTTCTACAACATAACTCCGCAGTTCCCGAGAGCATATAACACTCCGACAATAAGCTGGACTTTGTTCAAGCAAGGCACTACATTAGACAACATCCAGAAAAATGAGTTCTTCACAGAGGCAGTTAACACTTTGTCATCATTCCAGCTTTTAGACAAGACTGACTATATGCCAAAGCAAGCTTTGTTTGACAAAGATAACAAAATGGTATCTGACATAGCTAACAGCTTAGTTTTCTTGAACGGGTTTGTTAGGAACTATGACTACACGCCTGTGTCTGATGCAGGCCAAGAAGAAGTTGTTGACAGGGCAATATGGCCAAGAGTTGTTCTTACTTCTGACACTCCTCTCCAAATTTATTTGAACGGACAGCGCTGCTATATTGCTGACTTCAAATATTACAACAACCAGTTCACTAGCTGGGGCGCCTACTCGCTGGATTCTGAAACAGCCACTTCTTGGGTGATACCGTTCTTCTCAAAGGACCTTTACAATATGTACAACCCGTCTGTAGACATATGGACAAAATCAACTGACAAGATAGCTTCTTGGAACATAGTAGACATCAAAGAAGGGTCACGCTCGCTGATTGATGATTTTGTGTCATTAGCAAACACGGGCTTCATAACAGACCCGAACTACAACTACACCGAGACTGTGACAAGCACCGCTATATGGGATGATCCTGTTACCGGGCCTAACGTGTACACATACAATGAAGTCCCGCCTGATGACGAAGGCTTCACCGAGAGACCTTATGATATGTACTGGAAAGACTATCTTGACGACTTGTATGACAAAGACACAAGGGACGTGACATTGTGGGTTGACTTGTCCAAGTTCGGTGACGGCAACTCGATAATGCGCAAGATATACTCTTGGAAGTCGCACTTGTGGGTGATCACGAAGATAAGCAACTTCAGGATATCCGACATAATACACGACAAGTTCACCAAAGTCACAATGCACAAGATAAAAGACATTAACACTTGGACAATCTGACATTTGTAAACAAAATTATATTTGTAAACAAATTGCATTTGTAAGCAACAAACAAAAATTATGAAATACCATTATGGCTATAGAGCAGAACGAGATAAAGAAAGTGATAACTGTTGACCTCGGTAACACAGCCACATCACTCAAAGATTACAAGAAGCATATAGACGACCTCAGGAGCTCGCTCCTGCAGCTTGACGAGACAAGCGAGGAATACAAAACGATATCGCAGGAGATAAAGAACGAGCAGGACAAGCTGAACGAGGTTATGAAGGCCGGCAAGTACGACGTCGATCAGGCGGAGGAGTCGTACAACCAGCTCGCCAAGACTATGTCCGATCTTAAGAAGGAATGGAAAGCGACCGGTGACGAGGCGCGCCGAGCCGAGCTCGGGCAGCAGATACTGGATATAAACAATCAGCTCAAGGAGCTTGACCAGTCGACAGGCGATTTCCACAGGTCGGTAGGCGACTACGCCAACGCTTTCGAGCAGGCTTTCGACAAGTGCCTTGACGGTGTCTCGAGCCTCGACGGCCCTATCGACGATCTCGGCGGAACGGTTAAGCAGCTGCTTCCTGTTATAAAGAGTGTGAACCAGACGGCGGTGGCCGGATTGAGCGGCGTCAAGAAAGCGCTGGCCTCCACCGGCATAGGCCTCCTGATAGCCGCTGTCGGGGAGCTGATAGCGCACTGGCGCGAATTACTGAAGATTGTCGGAGTTTCGCAAGATGATATACAGGACTTCAAGGAAAAAGCCGTCAACGCGTTTAAAAACATCGTATCCGGCGCGGTGGGTGTTGGAAACGCCATAGGCAATTTCCTTCTGACTCCAGTAAAGACCGCCGTAGAGGCTTTCAGGGGCCTAGGAAACATAATAAAAGACGTTTTCACGGGCAATTTCGACAAGGTCAAGGAGGACGCCGCTTCCGCTTTCGAGGCCATAAAGGCGATAGGCCAGAAAGCGATAGACTTCAGGGGCAATTATGAGCAAGGCAAGGAAATCGCTGACAATATGATCGTCGCCATAGAGGAAAGAGTGAAATCACCGGTAACCGAGGAGAAAGCCGTTGAAATAGGAAAGACAATAGGCAAGGCTGTCACACAGGGGGTAGCGGAGGAAGTGGAAAAGACGGAAGATAAGATCGATTCCACCACGCAGTCGATATTAGACAGGCTGCATAAGCGCTATACCGATGAGCTGGAACTGCTCAGGGAGAAATACGAGCAGGAAAAGAGTTTGCTTGAGCAACACGGCCTTGACACCACGGATCTCACAAGAGAGTTCGAGGAGGAAAGAGAGAAGATAATAGAAAAGAGGCTGGAGGCCGAGCGAAAAGCAGCAGATGAGGAAAAACGTCTTGAAGATCAATTGACAGCAAAGAAAAAAGCAGAGTCTGACAAGCAGCTTGCTATCAAAAAGAAAGAGCAGCAGGCTTTGCTCAACAATACAGCGGCGCTGTTCGGAGCCCTTGCGGATATGTCAGAGGAGAACAGCGAGGAGCAGAAGGCGTTCGCTATAATGGAGACAATAATAAACACCCTGCAGTCCATTATGGGAATCTGGGCGGGATATTCTGAAATGGGTCCCTGGGGCGTCGCCGCCGCTGCAGTGCAGACCGCCGCTGTTACGGCGACAGGAATAGCGACCATAGCCAAGATGAAAGCCACAACCAAGGATTCCGCCGGATCCGGCGCTTCAATAAGTGCGCCGCAGACAAGCACGCCGACGATGACGAGCGTAAGCCCGCTGCTTAACGAGCAGGACGATCTGAACAGACTGGAGGCCTACGGACAGAATACCCCAGCGCAGCAGAACATAAGATGCTATGTTGTGGAGCAGGACATAAGTGACGCGCAGAACAAGGTACAGGTGGTAGAGGACAACGCGACGTTCTAAAGTTTAATTTCTGTGTATCGGAAAGCCCGTATTTCTATCATACGGGCTTTTCTGTTTTTAATAATGTAATTTATCGTCTACACACCGAAAACGTCTGTATCGGGACGAAACTAACCTTAAAACTGGTTTTTAGCTATCCTTTCCCCAGCATAGGACCGCAGGGCCCTGTATGATTCCTTGATGTTAGCCGCCATTTTCCGGTAAATCTCCATAACCCCGCCCCTGGTCTCCATCTTCATATTCTCTATATGTCCCGGTATGGACTTCTCAGCGATCTTCTTCTCGGTGTCCAAAGCTATGTACAGTATGCTGTTTACGATGTTTTCAAGCTGTTCCCTGTCGACCGGCACTCTGTTTTCCCTGTCGAGATCAAGATAGTACAGCTGCCTCACTTGTCCGAACAGCCTGCAGAAAGCGTCTTCGGCACTGTCGCTGGGAAAGTATAAACCTGCTTCAGTGTTTATATTGTCTTTCATAACATATGTTTATTTTATATATTCACAGTTTTTCTTGGTCTGTTTTTTTTTACTATAACTTTTAAATAATATACTTTAAACCAAAAAACAATTTATATTTTATAATATATAAATCTAAGCTTTGAACCCCCCCCCAACTCTACTATTATATCTTGATTTGAAAAAAATGAACAGTTTTGAAAACCAGATATATAATTATAAAGAACAGTAATTAACGATGAAGAAAACACAAGAGGAAGAGGAACTGTACAAGCAGTACCAGAAGTATATCAGATCTAAGGAATGGAAAGAAATAGCTAAACAGGTAATGGAGCGTGACGGATACCGCTGCCGCTGCTGCGGAAGGACCAAGGACGAAGCCAAGCTTTCTGTGCATCACAGCACCTACGAGCATTTGTTCGACGAGCAGGACAATCTCGGCGATCTGATTACGGTCTGCACTGTCTGCCATCTGTCCATACACCGGAATAGGAACAACTGGCAGAGGTTCCGCATTTCCGCGAAAAACTGAAAAAAGGTTTGATAAATATAAATGAAAGGACGAAATTTTCCGGATTGAAAACAAGTCCGTATATTTGAAATGTAAAACAAAGCATTGTAAAACATAAATTTAAGTAACTATGAACAAAAGATTTTTTATTATCGCTATCATCTTCGCAGTATTTTCACTGATTACGGTAAACAACGCAATGGCTCAGCTCAACGCTGTTGAAATAAGCAAGCCTGAAGAGCTTATGACTGTCAACCTCGGTTATTCCTGGCTTTATAAGACTTCTATAGGATATGAGATATGGGCAATGACAGACAATCAATTTGACGAAGGATTCAATGCGATAAGGTTAGGAACTACAAAAGAAGAATGCGTACAGTCTTTGAACGATCTTCTTGATATGTGCGTTAACCAGACATCAGCTGTTGTAAAGCAGGGAAGCACAGAACTTGTGATTACGACTACTAAGATTTTCGGAGGAAAAACCTTGATATTTCAGGAAAGCGACAACGTTGGCGACAGCTGGATAAGCGAAAAGCAGATAAAGAAGGTAATAAAATGGTTCGAAAATAACGTCGAGTAATATGAAAAAGATACTTTTTATACCTTCCACTACAAGCGGCGGCGTGTATTTCTACAGGGCGTATATGCCGATGAAACAGCTTACCCTGCAATATCCAGAGGATTTCGATATAACAATCAACTCATCTTTAAGCTTTACGGAATCCGACTGCAAATACGCGGCCGGATTCGATATTGTAATCGTCCATAACGGCCTTTTCTCTGCTGAGGCACAGGAAAGGTTCTGGAAGATGCTTATATACCTTAAGAAAAAGAAGGTTACGCTCATATTGGATTTGGACGACTACTGGGACTACGGTCCACAGCACCCGTATTACGAAGTCTGCAGGTTCAACGCCTTCCCTGAAAAGATGATGATAAATTTCAAGCTTTTCGATTACGTGACCACCACTACGGACTGGTTCAAGAGCGTAATATCAAGGTATTTCGACAGCAAGAACGTAATAGTGTTTCCTAACGCGCTGCCTGTCTCAGGAAGTCAGTTTACCGCTGTGAAAAGCGAGTCTGACAAAATAAGACTGGGCATAACAGGAGGAAGCTCTCACACGGAAGACATAAAGCAGATTCTTGGTTTCGGCAGGATGCTTACGGAAAAACAGCTCGACAGTATTGAGCTTGTATTCTGCGGTTACGACAAAGACAACGCGGAAAAAGTTACTTTGGACGAGAACGGCAAGGTGTTGTCGAAAGAGCGGATGGACGAGAAAGAAAACTGGTGGTGGAAGACAGAGCAGTCTTTCAAGTCCTGTTTCAGAAATTACAGGAGAGTGGGAACAAAGTCGATAATGGACGGAGAATACGGAAAGATCTACCGTGACATAGACGTGCTGCTTGTTCCTCTGACAGACACGTATTTCAACTCCTGCAAGTCCGAGCTCAAGTTCATCGAAGCGGGATTCACGAATACGGCTGTAATAGCCAGCGCTGTTAAACCTTATTCCTTGTGGGGAATTGACGGCACCGACTGCATAATGGTTAGAAAACCTGCTCCTGAATACTGGGCCCAGGCGGTAAAAAAGATACTGAACAAGAAAGGGCTGCTTGAGTACATAAGGGACAACAATCATAAAAGGATAACAAAAGAGCGCTCATTGGAAAGAATAACCGGTGACAGGGCGAAGTTCCTGCTGTCGGTATAGTTCATAGTTTATTTAGTCTTTGTTTTTTTCCGGCTGCCGAAAGACGGCCGGTTTTTTTATTAAACAAAACCAAAAATAACTATATTTAATGATAAAATACGCGTTAAAAACAATGATTTTTCACAAAAGAGGGATAATTCACGAAGGATATATATATGTTCCTAACAATTTCAATTCATACAAGCCTATAACCCAGATAAAATTCAAAGACAGGGCCACAAACAAGGTATACACTATTGAATTGTCGGAAAGTGATGTTACAATAAAAACTTACTTTTTCAAAATAATCGTATCGAACTTTACTGACTCTTCGGTTATACCGGATGGCGAGTATGAATATGAATTAATATCATCGGATAATTTGTATACTAAAGAAGTCGTGTCAACAGGATTAATAAAGTTTTATCACAGCGCCGCTCAGGATGACGTGTATAATGACCAAAGGGAATACGTGGTATATGACGCGACTGACAAAATAAACTAATAAAAATGAGTATGAAGACAAATATCAAATTATTGGCGGTTGACCAATTTGTTGAATCGAATATAATTGAGCCGACAGAAATATATGTAAAGGATAAAGGCTTCGTCGGTTGGGGGGAATTGAACAATTATCCAGATTATATTGAAGACCTTTACCAGAATGTCGCCACTCTTCAGTCCGTTATTAACGGCACTAAAGACTTTGTGTGCGGTGACGGTGTTGAGTGCAATGTAATCAACTTCAAAGACCAGATAAACAAAAGGGGCGAGACGATGGAGGACTTGCTCGAATGG